ATTGTTGAAGCGATTAAACGTTGCTATAGATCTACAAAAGCGACAGCTAAAGTCTTGTTCAATGACTTGTTTTACGCTGAGTTTTCTCCACTTCACGATCAAATTCTTGATCTTATCGACTCCGGAGCAAAGAAGATCGCGATTGCGGCTCCTCGTGGCATTGGAAAAACAACTATCGCAAGAACGGTTGCGAGCAAGGGAATTCTATTTCGAGATATCCACTTTATCTCGTACGTTTCGAACTCGGCCACGGTAGCGGAGTTACAAACGGAGAACATAAAGCGTGAGCTTTTGTCTAACCAAACGATTAGAAGGCTTTTCGGAGACGTCAAGGTCGCTGATTACAAATCAAGTGGGCTTGATGATACGTTTTCAAAGATGGCCTGGGTGGCGTTCGGTAACACTTTGGTTCTACCTCGGGGAGCTGGCCAGCAAGTTCGAGGTCTCATATGGGACAAATATAGACCTCAGCTTATTATTATTGATGACCTCGAAAAGAAGGATGAGGTTATGAACGAGGAGAATCGCAAGAAATTAAAAGAGTGGTTCTTCTCGGATCTTATGAACTCGATTAATAAATATTTAGATGATTGGAGAGTCATATATATTGACACGTTGAAACATGAAGATTCACTTTTGCAGACCCTCATTGACGCTAGTGACTGGGAATCTCTTGTCCTTTCGATTTGTGATACGAATTACGAGTCCTTGGCTCCGTCGTATATTACAACGGAGGAAATCAAGAAAGAAGTCGAAGCTCATAGAGAAAAAGGAATGTTAGATGTATTCTACATGGAATACATGAACATGCCTACGGCTGGAGAAGATGCGTCGTTTCAAAGCAAGTATTTCAAGTATTATGAAGAAACGAGTGATGATTTTGTCAAGAACAAGAAGAATCTTGAGAATGTGGTAATTGTAGACCCCGCGAAAACCCTTCGGATACATAGTGCCGAAAGTTGTGTCATAGGTATAGGGGTAGACATGACGAGTGCCAGAATCTACATTCGAGATATTGTATCAAAGAAGATGTATCCCGACCAGATATATGACGAGATGTGTGACATGGTAACTCGTTTGGATGCTCACGTTCTTGGGATCGAAGAAACGTCGCTTGGTGAGTTCATACGCCAGCCAGTGATGAATGAGCTTATTAAACGGAATATTCCTATTGGCGAACCTAAGTGGTTGAAACCTAGGTCACGTAAGGAAGATAGAGTAGCTATGTTGGTTCCTTATTATCGCCAAGGTTATGTTTATCATAACAAATCTTGTTGCGGTGGGCTCGAAGCACAGCTTTTGAGTTTCCCTCGCTCGAAGCTGTGGGATATTATGGATGCGGAAGCGTACATAATCGAGCTGCTTGAGTTGGGCGATCGCTACTTCGAGCCCACTCCTTTATTAGATGGAGAGGGAAAAGAAGATCCAGAAGCAGAATTTAGAGATTTAGAAAAAGAGTACGACGAACCTATAAGTGATTGGAGGTATATCTAATGGCACCAAGGATAATTAGTCTCTTAAAGAAAAACAAACGTAAGCACAACCAAGGTCCAATAAGCCCTATTACTCGCAAGCAAGTTGAACGAGCGGGAAGTTTGGAAAATGTGTATAAAGCGAGAGCTAGACGTGATCCTTTTGCCCAAGATGTTATAGCTAGGATTAAGAAGACAAGAGGTTAAATTGACCGAAAGAAGAATATATTATGGCTCTTTAGGGCCATTCTTCTACGAAGATACCGACACGTATCCTACTCCTGACGCTGCAGCGGATCAAGGATTTGGTGATGGCGCTACGATGAATGGAGTTCTTACGGACGGTTCGCTTGTCATGGCAAGTGTCAAGTTGTTCGACACAAATGCGTCAAACACCCTTGAGATTAAGTGGAACGAAAACGACACGGGAGATAGGATTCTTAATCTTCTCGTTGGTGGTGGAGATCGTTCATTAACGCTAAACGAGAACTTCACCATTGGAGACGGTACAAATATAACTATCACTGGCGTAACGGCCGCAAGAACTATTACTCTTAACGAGAATTTCACAATAGGTGATGGAACGGACATAACGATTACTGGTGTGACTGCTGCTCGGACGTTCACGATGAACGAGAATTTCGTTATTGGGAATGGTAACGATGGAACGTTGACCTATTCTGGGGCATCGAAGGTTCTTACGGTTGAAGATAGTGCCATTGTTAGCCAAGATTATACCAGCGATTCCGCTACCGTAACGCTTGCCAAACTCACCCTGACAAGCACACAAGCTCAATTGTTAGATTTGAATCCCGGAGTTGTAGGCACGGCCGCTATTATAGATATAACTCCTTCTGCCGTCATTTCTACTGTCGATGCTGAGTGGGATGGGATTAATATCGATGGTGATATTCTTGATCCTAGTGCAGCTGGCGTTTACATTCACGGTATGCATATTGATCTATCTACCGTAGGTGTGGGTAGTGTACCCGCCATTGACGGCTTGCATATCGAAGTACCAAAGACCTCCCATATAGAACGAGTACATGCCTTACATGCCAATCATGGCATCTATTTAGAATCCGATGTTACCACTTTCGTCGCAGGTCTGACAGGCACTACTGTAGACGTTCTTTATGACACGACTGGGGCTAGTGGTGGCTGTGTGCACGCGCTAGATGTGGCGAGGGCCGGAGGTGGGACAATTAGTACCGTTGCAGTAGGAACTCATACCAATATAGACGTAATCCACCAGCATATCGGAACAGCTACGGCTCTTGACAAGGTATGGGAATGGGAAGCTGGACCGACATGGACAGACGTTACTTCTTCTTGCGCGGGCACGGATGGAGATGCGGCTATTTGGGAGGCTCAAAACGATGTTATGTACTTTGGCCATTCCACTACTTTTGATGAGCTCATTTGTGTATTCGCTACTCCGGCCACGAAGCATATGCACTTCACGTTTTGGTTCTCTACCGGAGCATCTACCTATACCCAATTCTATCCCGGCGATGATACTAATGGTGCACAAGTAACTGGTGCTTTTAGGTGGTTAGCAAGTGATCTATCTACTTGGGCTACTGGAACCGTCAATACTACGACTACCAAGTATTGGATAAAGATCATAAGAACAAGACTCGTTGGAACAGGGCCTACTGAAGATACTATAAAATACATCGAGGCTACACAATATAGTTGGGATAAGCTAGGGGCTATTACGGCTCTAAGTCTTAGTGTTGGGACAATAGGTTGTGGAACTATAACCGTTGCCGATGGCTCAAGTATTTCTTTACAAGAAGATATTACTTTTACTGGTGCCACTACAGAAAATCTTATAAAATTTCCTGACAATCTTGCTGATGCTTTGAGTTTCAAGAATGCTAATGGAGACAGTTTTCTTCAAATCACTTCAACGACTGGAAGTTTTGGGATTTCGGGCGGTCTTGTAAAGGATGAAGATAATATGGCCTCTGATAGTGCTGTACACCTTTGTAGTCAGCAATCTATAAAGGCCTACACGGACGCTGCAGGTGGTACGGCTTTTGCTGTCGCTGCTGTATTGGGGACACTATAATGATATGCTTAGATAACACAGATGTAATTGAAGGTGGGGCGTCAGTAACCGCAAAGGTAGAATATACTATGCACGGACTTGTAGGCACTACCTTCACCCAACTTGCCGCAGGGGTGATGAGTGATACACTTACTGCTGCTCTTTACACCGCTGGTGCTGCTGTATCAGTGGTTTCCATCATTCTTGTGAACACTCATACTTCTGCGGTTGCGGTTACTTTGAGTCTCGATCCTGCTGATGGTGGAAATCCAAGATATATTATACCTAAGACCGTTTCGCTAGGTGCGGGTTATTCCTTGCATACCGATGGCGCAAGAATTACCGTGATGGATACTACCGGCCAAATCATCCATGGCTATCCATCTCCGCTCGGGCCAACTTTGGGTGGGACTGGACTAGCTTCGTACACTAAAGGTGACCTACTTTACGCATCTGCTACTAACGTGCTTAGTGCTCTTGGGATAGGAACAGCTAATTATAAGACGTTTGCTAATGCTGCCGGGGATTTGCCTGAGTGGGCGTCAGGTATCAAAGTCGGAACTACTACAAGAGATACTGCCATTGTAACAGGCACACAAGCGATTTCAGGGGTCGGATTCAAGCCCGCAGCAGTAGTTTGTTTTGCTGCTATAGGTATTACATCACAAGTCTCGATTGGTGTCGATGATGGGACTACGAAGGGGTCGGTGAATAATTATCATGCTGGAGCTGCTGATACTTGGGTATCAGACACAGGCCTTGTAATGCTATGGCAAAGTGATGTAATTTGGTATCGGGGATCTGTTCAATCTTTTGACGCTGATGGCTTCACGATTACATGGACAAAGACAGGGGCAAAAACAGGGACAGCTACCCTTTTCTACTTAGCAATTCGATGATCTTTGTGCATAATTGTCAAATAATGCCTTGACAAGACCAACGCCATGATGTATAATGTATAATGGAGCAAAAGATAAATGCCTAATATATTAACGAATCCTGTCGGAGCTCAAACGGGCGGAAATATCACGATGATGGATTATAAGTACGATTATCCATACGAGCTAAATCTCCGTCCGGGAAGCACGCTTCATGAGTTTATAAAGAAGGAGATTCTTGAACGTGTTCGCGAGTCAAGAAACCAGGTGGAGAAAAGGTTCGATTCGTGGGGTGAGATAGATAAAACTCTCACGGCTTATGTGAAGATAAGTGATTATGAGAGGAATAAGGTTAGAGGTAAGCTATCGACTACGCCATCAACGAAGCGGCCGGTTTCGATAGTTTTTCCATATTCTTATGCCGTTTTGGAGACGGTTCTTACATATCTCGCTTTGGCGTTTATGCAAGATCCGATATTTAGGTATGAAGGTGTAAGTCCTGAGGATACTATTGGGGCAATTCTTCTTGAGAAGGTCATAGAACTACATTGCAATAAGACGAAGGTGGCCCTCTCGTTGCATACGATGAATCGTGATGCTGTGGCTTATGGGATAGGCCCTGTGGCTCCTATGTGGAGAGAAAGGTGGGGAGAAAAGGCAATTAGGGTTCCTTCGGAGAATCCTTTCATAGAGGGGTTTGAAAGGACTACTATAGAAGATATGATCTTCGAGGGTAACGCACTTGAGAATATTGATCCTTATTTGTATTTGCCCGATCCTAATGTTCCGGTTCATAAGGTTCAAGAAGGTGGGTTCGTTGGATGGATAGATATTGATAACTATCTTGGGTTGTTAGATGAGGAATATGCCGATGAGAATATGTTCAACGTCAAGTACTTGCAACATATGCTTAACAAACATTCTATCTATGCCGAGAAGCAATCTAAGCGCCAAGAGTTCGTTGGAGGGCATAGATTGGAACGAACGCCGGTATCGAAGCGTGTTGACGTTATCAATATGTATGTTCATCTCATTCCTAAAGAATGGAAGTTGTCCACTAGGGAGAGACCGGAAAAGTGGTTGTTTTCTCTCGCAAGCGATGATGTTATAATTAGAGCCAAGCCATTAGGATTGGATCATAATATGTATCCTATTACGGTGGCTGCTCCCGAGTTTGATGGTTATTCGGCTACGCCAATATCTAGATTGGAGATATTAAATGGTTTGCAAGATGTTTTGGATTGGCTTTTTAATTCTCATATCGCCAATGTTCGTAAAGCTATCAACGATATGCTGGTTGTTGATCCTTATCTTGTTAACATTAATGATTTAAAGGATCCTGAGCCCGGGAAGCTTATTCGCATGCGTAGGCCCGCGTGGGGAAGAGGGGTCAAAGATGCTGTTGTGCAACTAGCCGTAAGTGACGTTACTCAAGGCAACGTTTCGGATTCGGCTCTTGTCATGCAGTGGATGGATAAGGTAGGTGGTGCTAGTGAATCTATGATGGGAGCACAAAGAAAGGGTGGGCCAGAAAGACTTACGGGTAAAGAGTTCCAAGGAACTCAATCTGGTGCGATTAATAGGATGGAAAAGATCGCAAGGATCATTGGGTTGCAAGCGATGCAAGATATAGGTTATATGTTCGCATCGCACACGCAACAACTTATGACTCGCGAAACATATATTAAATCTGTTGGTAGATGGCAAGAAGAATTAATGAGGGAGTTTCAACCTAGGGACAAGAGGGTGAAGGTTACTCCTTATGATCTTCTCGTCGATTATGACGTTCTTGTGAGGGATGGGAGCGTGCCAGGAGGGAATTTCTCGGAGGTATGGGTTCAATTTTTTGATACTCTTGCCTCGCACCCGGAGATATTGCAAAGAATAGATATCTTCCGTGTGTTTACTCATATAGCGAGAAATCTAGGTGCAAAGAACGTACATGAATTCGAGAGAATGGAACAACAAGTTGTTCCCGATGAGGTGGTTGGTGAGGAGGTTGATAGGGGTAACCTTGTGCCGATAGGAGCTGCGTAATGGCAAGAAATAGTGTAGGTCAACTCGAGGAATTCAAGAGGTCTACTATGTGGTTAGATATCTTGGATGAGTTGAATGTATGGCTAGGGGACGTTCATGCGATGTTGGAGAATCAAGATGGAGAGGTATCCTCTCGATCACTTGATAGACTTGGAGGGAATGCTGAGGCGTTTCACAAGTTTGAGGGTATACTTGATTACATGATAACCAACGTCGAGATTGAACAAAAGAATTTGGAGATAGAGAGAGAAAAAGACCAACTTGAGAGGGAGATGGAAAATGGAAGATCATAAAGACGGAGTAAAAATTGATGTGGAAGATATGTTGAAAGACATGCTTCCGATGGAACCTGAAGAGCCTCCACAAGAACCACCGCAGGAGCCTCCTGTAGAGCCCCCCGCGGAACCGCCTGTGGAGCCGCCAGTGGAACCTCCTAAAGAACCAGAGGAACCACCTAAAGAGCCGGAAGTGCCGCCTGAGGAACCGCCTAAGGAACCAGAGGAGCCTCCAAAAGAGCCTCCAAAAGAACCTGAACCGGTGAAGCTTACGGCGGAGCAAGAATTAGAGCAAGAGAGGGAACGAACTAGGCTTTTGCTTGAAAGGGTCGAAGCGATGTCTGACCCGACGAGGTTGGCAGAGATCATGAGGACTAGAGAGCCCGTTGTGGAGCCTGCTCCTGAACCTAAGCCTGGTGAGCGAGCTCCTGTGGTTGAGCCTGTGCCTGTAGTGGTTCCTGAACCCGCTAAGCCAACTAACTTCTTGGAAGGCAAAGAGCTCGCAGATGTAGTTGATAGCGTCGAGGGTTTGAATGCGCTTCTTAATAGGGTAAAAGACGAGGCCGCGGGGGCGAATGTAGATGTAGTGGTAGAGAAAATACTTACCGCTATACCTAATCTGGTGGCGGGACAAATCGTTCAACAAAATGCTATTAACAAGATGGTGGGTGAGTTCTATGAGGCGAACAAAGATTTGGCACCTGCGAAGAGAACTGTAGGAATATTTGTAAATGAAGTTCATTCAGAACATCCTGATTGGAAGACAGAGGATGTTTTTAAAGAGGCGGGGACAAGAACGAGGAAAGCTCTTGGGTTAAGAGAGAGTGCTTCTCCTACGCCGACTAAAAGCCCAGCTTTTGCTAAACAGAGGGGATCTCATAAACGAGGAGGTGACGATGTACAACTCGAGGGATTGGCTAAGGAGATAGACGATTTAATTTCAGATTAATCCATTTAAGGTGGAGGACGGAATAAATGGAACCAAGAGAATCAAGAGAAAATCGTGAAGTAGGTCGAGCAATTTCGACTGCTGCGACCGGCGGGCGATTGAGCAAGACAGCCGCGTATTCTATGGCGGTTAGAGATTTTGTCATAGTGGCGGATACGTCTGGTGGAGCGTTTACGGTAACGCTTCCTCCCGTGAGTGAGGCAAGGGGTAAGTTCTACACAATCAAAACTAGTGCTGTTCACGCAGCTGCTGGTGCGGGGCTTAATCTTACTGTTACGGATTATGGGATTGCTTCGACACTCTACACAAGCGATTCTAGACATTGGGTTGGAGATATAATCCTTAATGGTAAGGGTCAAAAGGTAGTGTTCTTTAGCGATGGTGAGGAGTGGCATGTAGTTAGTGCATCTCCTGGGGTTGCCATCCAGAAGATAAAGCACGTGTTCGAGGATTTCACTAATGGTGGCGTGCTTTCTGGTGCGAACGCTGAGACTGGTGCTATTGGTGCTGCTACTCAGGGTGCCGAAACACATCTATTGATGCATAGTGGGAATCTCTTCGAGATTCACCAAGGCGTGGCTCAGACGTTGGTTGGGCCTGTATTCTTGGCTCCTGGATTGAATGTTGCTCATGATCTAAACGCTGACGACATTGTCGAGTATACTATGGGAGTTGGAACGGATATGCCTGGGCATTTCGTTGTTGGAACAGACCCTGCGTTTTTCTGTAGGGCGAGGCTCACTATGGCCGATGTGTCTGGGGCTACTCATTGTGCCTTCGGATTTAGGAAGGTAGAAGCTTATCAAGCCGATCTCGATGATTATGATGAGATGTTCGCTCTGGACATAGTGCAAGGCGCTATCTATGGAAAGGGAATTGACAACGGTGCGGGTACAGACGAGGACGACACCACGAATACTTTGTCTGAAGGTGGGACTGTTAATCTTGAGATCAGAGTTTCTCAAGCTGGTGTGTGCACGAGT